CCTCCTACTCCTGACGAACGCGGCTTTGAAAAAGTCCTCACCAAACTGACCCGGGCCGAGATCGCCCGTGGCCTCGGCATCAAGAAGCAAAAACTGACGCGGTGGAAGCGGGTACCGCCCCACCACGTTGCCAAAATATCTGCGCTGACCGGGCTTGCCCGAGAAGACATTCTGCCGTCAATGTTCGCGTGATCCCGCCCGGCCGTTCCTGTGGGAGCGGCCGTTTTGATTCGTCCCACCCAACAGGAGCGCCATATGGCTCGCAAGGTTACAAAGAAAGATCCGAAGACCGCGGCTGACGACGCCGCAGCCCGTTCCAAGACCCGCAAGACTGCCCAGACCACCAAGGCGCCGGCCAAGGCCTCGCCGGCTGTCGCTGCGGCCAAGAAAGGCCCGGACACCGACAAGGAGGCAAAGGCCTTGTTCCTGCAGGCGCTGCCGAAGATCGCAGACCTTAAGGCCAAGCTGAACACCGCCAACGCCAACCTGCGCAATTCCTACAAGGCGGCAAAGGCTGATGGTTTCCTGAAGAAGGATTTCGACACCGCTTTCCAGATCCAAGGCGCCGATGGCGAGAAGGCCAAGAAGGCCGCAATTGCCCGCGAACTGACGATCGCGAAGTGGCTCGGTTGTGATCTGGGCTCGCAGCTCGATCTGTTCGTCGAGGATACGCGGGTGCCGGCGGCGGACCGTGCCTATGAGGAGGGGCAGGCTGCCTCGATGAAGGGCGAGACTGCAAATCCGGACTATCATCCGGCGACTGAGCAGCACCGCCAGTTCATGGCTGGTTTCCACGACGATCAGGAAAAGCGGATCAAGAACGGCATGGGCAAGCTGCATCCGGCTGTTGCTGAGGATCTGCAAAATACAGCGGCGCAGAAGGCCCTGCGTGATGCTGAGAAAGCAGGGGATGCTAAAGCGTTCGACGCACCGACGTCCGGTGTCGCCATGACGCGTTCGCAGCACGACGCCATGAAGGCCAATCGGGCCCACTGAATGGAGCCGTTCGTTACCGTCAAGTTGCTGGGGCCGCCCCGCGGAAAAGGGCGGCCTCGAACGCGTGTAATCGGCACGTTTGCAACGATCTTCACCGACAAGAAAACCCGCACCTACGAGAATGAACTCAAGGCCGCCGGCATCGAGGCGATGGGAGATCGTGCACCGCTGGACGAAGCTGTCTCGGTGAAGGTGATGGCCTATATGCCGGTGCCGGAAAGCTGGAGCCAGAAAAAGAAAGCTGCGGCGCTGGCTGGCGACATCATGCCGACCTCCGGAATTGATCTGGACAACATCGTCAAAATGATCGATGGGCTCAACTACCATCCGCCGCAATTCAAGGGAGATCGATCCCGGCGATCGATCATCTGGGCCAACGATTCGCAGATCGTCGCGCTGTCGGCGATGAAGTTTTACAGCAGCGAGCCGCGCATCGAAGTCTCCGTCTGGAGATGGGAGGAGTGAGCATACGCATCCGGCACACTCTGGAGGAGCGTGGTTTAGATTTTTACAGCACGCCACCGTGCGCCACCCGTGCGCTGATCAAGGCTGAGCGCCTTCCGCATGGGCTTTGGGAGCCACATTGCGGATATGGCGCCATTGCCGAAGTGCTGCTCGACGCTGGGCATGCCGTCGCTGCCACCGACGTCGAGATGCGCGGTTATCCGCACCAAAGCCACGCGCTAGATTTTCTGGACACTATCTGCACGCCGCCGGGTGTCGACGGCATTGTGATGAACCCACCGTTCGCGTCGGCGGCGATCCACGTTCAGCACGCGCTCAAGATCTGCCCGTATGTGTGCGCGCTGCTGCGCCTGCAGTTTCTGGAGGCGGGTAACGATAAGACCGACGCCGGCCGGGCTCGGCTGTTCTGTCTCGACCGTGGTCATCTGGCGCGGGTCCACGTCTTCCGGTCTCGATTGCCGATGATGCATCGAGAAGGTTGGGCCGGGAAGAAATCGACAAACACCGTGGCGTTTGCATGGTTCGTTTTCGATGGCGATCATGATGGGCCGACCACCCTGCACCGGATCTAGCTTAAAGATTGCTACAGACCGCTACAGGTAGGGGACTCGACTCCGCGCCGATTCCTAGCGTAGGCTAAAGAAATGGCCCCGGGAGATTGATACTCTCCCGAGGCCAGAAACCAATCGTTGTAGCCGATTGGGAAGGCAACGGGTCCAAAATAGGGATTTGATCCCACCCCGTCAACCGTCCCGATCCAAAAGGAAAGGGACGACCTTGAACGTTATTAGCCAGAAATGGGTTCCGGCCTCACTCGAAGCCGAAGAATCGCTCCTCGGAGCCATCCTCCTCAACAACGACGCTCACGCCCGGGTGTCGGAAATCCTCGAACCTCACCACTTCAGCGAACCGCTGCTCGGCCACATCTATGACGTGACCCGCACCCTAATTCGCGCCGGCAAGCTGGCTAACCCGATCACGGTACAAGCCTTTCTGCCGCCGATGGTCTACGACACCGGCGTCAAGACCAAAACCTACGTGGCTCGGCTGGCCGCGGCCTCGACCACCATCATCAACGCCATCGACTACGCCAAGCACATCCGGGAACTGGCCGATCGGCGCCAGATTGCAGAGATAGCGCTCCTGATGGCCCCAGACGCGGCTACGGAGGCCGTACAACTCGCTGCCGAGGCAATCGAGCAGTTGGACGCCATTGTCACGTCAAGGGCCTCCACGGGGGCTCCCAGCCTCGATATGAGGCAGGCCATGATACGGGCAGTTGACGCCGCGGCCGCGGCTTATCAGAACGATTCGCACATTCAGGGCATCCCGACCACGCTCCGGGATCTCGACACCAAGCTGGGCGGCATGTCGCGCGGTGATCTCGTGGTGATCGGCGGGCGTCCCGGCATGGGCAAGTCGGCGATGATACTGACCATGCTGCGGCGCGCGGCCGAGCAGAAGTTCAAATCCATGCTGGTGTCGCTGGAGATGTCGGACGTCCCGATGTCGCAGCGCATGATATCGGATTACATCTTCGACCTTCCCGGCGACAACCTGCCCTATGCCAACCTGAAGAACGGCCGATTCCACGAAAAGCTGTTCACGCAGGTGCAGGAGGCGGCCACCCACATGGCTGAACTGCCGATTCGCATCGAGCAGCAGCCGGGCCTTACGGTGTCGCAGATCGGCGCCCGCGCACGCCAGTACAAGCGCCGGCATGGGCTCGACATCCTCGCCGTCGACCACCTTGATCTCGTCCGCGCGTCCGGCCGATATGCCGGCAACAAGGTCTATGAGCTGGGCGAGACCACCGCCGCGCTGAAGGCGCTCGCCAAGGAGATGGATATCGTCGTGGTGCTGCTGGCGCAGCTCTCACGCGAGGTCGAGAAGCGCGAGGACAAGCGGCCCCAGCTCGCGGACCTGCGATCGTCCGGCAGCATCGAGCAGGACGCTGACACCGTGATTTTCCTGTACCGGCACGCCTACTACCTTGCCGCCAAAGAGCCGACGCCGGGGACGCCGGAATTTGAGTTGTGGCAGAATGAAATGGCCAAAGCTCACAACAAACTCGTCGCCATCATCGCCAAACAGCGCAGCGGCCCTACCGGGTCCATCGAGTTGTTCTGCGACATTGGCAACAACGCGATTCGCGACCTCAGCAACGACTACGGACCGGGATCACAATAATGAGCTTTAGAAACATAGCATGGGCGAGTGAGCAATCTGGTATTGGCGCAAGTGCTAAGCTTCTCGCGATTTTCATCGCCAGCAACGCTGACATCCTCGGCCGCTCACGATTCGCGGTACAAGACGCTGCGGCATGGTGTTGCTTTTCAGTGGATGAGGCAGCCGTGAGACTAATCTACCTGCTGGCCAACAGGTGTGGCCTTCAGATTGTCAAGACAGACTCGGAGCATGATATCTCGACCTTCGAGGTCCAGATTCCTGCCCCAAAAAATGGGGGAGAATTGCTGTGAGTTGGCAGGCATCGTCATGGGCACTAAAGCAGCGCGTAGGTGATCCCGTCCTCAAAATTTTATTGCTGGCGGCAGCCAATTATGCCGACCCAGACGGTAAGTGCTGGCCGAAGGTCGAAACACTGGCGTTCGACAGCGAAGTGTCTAAGCGGACCATCCAACGCAAGCTTGTCGATCTACAGAAACTCGGCTTGATCCGCGTCCAACAGAGGTACGATCAGAAGGGAAAGCAGATCGAATCCCTGATATTTTTGCTCATGGAAGGGGAGGGTGACATGCTGGCACCCCCAGTGGGGAGGGTGACACCAGTATGTCATGGTGAGGGTGACACCACGCTGTCACCCACTGAATCTTTGAACAACCAATTGAACAAACAATCTACATCGACTTCGAAGAAAAAGAAGGTCGGAGTGAATGACAAGATCGAATACTCCGAAGAATTTGAGACTCGTGTTTGGCAGCCCTATCCGAGGAGAGATGGTTCAAAAAAGAAAGCTTACGATTTTTGGAATCTGTTGAACGACGAAAATAGGGCGCGGGTGGTTGCCGCGATCCTGCTATTTGCCGATCAGATGAAGCGCGAGGGACGCGCTAATGACAAAATTCCACACATGACCACATGGCTCAATGACAGGAGGTACGAAACGGTTTCGGCGGCGCCGGCCGCTGCGGCCAAGGTCGCCTCGGTCGACTGGCACAAGACCGCCAAGCCCGAGCAATGGGCCAAGGTGCTGGTAATTTGGCGCTGGGACAACAACTGGCGGCAGTCGTGGGGTCCGGAGCCGGGAAAGCCCGGTTGCATGGTCCCGGATGACCTGCTGACGGAATCCGAAAAGCACTGGATATCACAATCTCGTGTGCCGAGAAAAGCAGCGCAGGCGGCTGAGTGACGTGCCGTTTTGACCGTCGGCGGTGTTTACTTTTGCGGGCCTAACGGTTTTTTGAAATGCAAGTTAGGCCTGTGCCGCAGCGACATCACACAGGTTAATCGGGGAAATCGGCAATTTGGCGAAAGTACATTTGCTATACTGATCCCCACGACGCGCATGGTGCGGGTCGGGCTGTTTGAAACTATGGAGCATCAAAATGGAAGACTTCCGTATGGAAGCGCCCCCGTTTCACGTCTGGAACGAAGGCGGAGTTCACGAGCTGGTCTGCGACGACGCCCGGGATCTGAAGTCGCGTATGGGCTTCGGGGTTAGCCGCTGCACCGACCGGGACTGTGACTGGTGTCGCGATAACCGAGCCCTCGTATTGATCGGGAGGGTGCAATGAAAAGCAGCGGCTGGGTGATTGTGGTGTTCGAAGGTGAGCACCGTCAGTTCGACGGGGAGGTCGCCTACGTCAAGGGTCCGTGGGACAAGTACGAAGACGCGACAGACTGGGCTGAAAATTCCACGGACTGCCCGGGCAAGGCCGGCGTCGATGGTGAGTGGCAAATCACCTTCATCGAGGCTAGGCAGTAAACACTGAGTTGACATCGGTCCCCGGGTGTGGTTCAACCCGGGGACTGGCTTCCGGGCCAGCCACTTCAACCGAGCCAATGTGGCTCATACCGAAAGAGAGCATCCAATGAAAACCGGCAAGACCCTCACCCAGCTCGCTGCTGAAATCGAACGCCGCGCCGAGAACAAGAAGGACCTCGTCGTCAGCACTAAGAACGCCGAGATGTTTCTCGATAATCGCTTTGCTGGGCCAGAAGTGGTCAGCCTGAATGTGGGTTCGTCCCACACGTTCAAGATCAACGATATCGCGCACAGCCAGATCGGCGCCCACACCGAAATCCCCAAAGCCTATTACGACAAGATGCTGCGCGATGCCCCGGCGCTCCTCTCCAGCAACGTCAATACGTGGTTCGAGAAGTACCCGGCCCCGCGCATGGTGCGCACCCTCGACGGCAACGCCCGCGCCTTCCTGTCCGACAAGTTCTCCCCGGACATGGAAAACGAGGATCTCGCCGAGGCCGTGTTGCCGGTGTTGCTCGACATGGATCTCGCGATCATGTCCTGCGAGGTCACCGACCGCCGGCTGTACATCAAGGCGGTCGACAAGAAGGTCGAGCGTGAGTTGGCCAAGACCGGTGCCAAGTTCGGCGACGGCGGCCACACCATCGTCCGCGTCAACAGCCCGGCCATCACGATATCCAACTCGGAAGTCGGTATGGGTGCGCTGTCGATCCAAGGAGGTGTCTATGACCAGTTCTGCTCCAACCTTGCGTCGTTCGGTGAGCGCTCGATGCGCCGTGCGCACGTCGGCCAGAAGCAGAGCATTGCCGAGGGTGAGCTGTACGCCATGCTCTCGGACAAGTCGCGCCGGCTGAATAACGCGGCATTGTGGTCGACCGTTCGTGACGTCGTCCGCGCCGTGTTCGATAAGGCGAAGTTTGATTCGCTGTGCGACAAGATCGAAGGCACCCACGCTGATAAGATCACCGGCGACGTGGTGAAGGTAATCGAGTTGTCCAGCCGCAAGCTGGGCCT